TGCTGTCTTTGCAATAAACCAGATGTTGGATCTTTGCCAGCAAAAACATCACTTAAAGAAGATAAAAACAAACCAAGTTGTTGATTCTTTGAAAGTCCGCCAACTTGTTGTTGTGGTTGTTGTGGTGGTAATTTTCCAACTGCCATATTAAATATCTCTAATTAACGAAAACTTGTAAGACCTGGTATTCCAGTTCCTGTGAATCCCATTGTAGATGCGCCTGCGCCTGCGCCTGCGCTTCCTAATAGTCCTGAAAATGGATTTATTCCGCCCATAAGAGCTGCGCCTGCTAATCCTGTTAAACCGCCAAGAATACCGCCAAGACCTACATCTTGTTTTCCTGTAACTGTTTGACTGGTTAAAGGTGTTCCTAAACCAGCTTGTAATAAACCGAGTCTTTGTGGCCCATAAGCCAATGCTCTTTGGAACTCTTGATAAGGAACTTGGAGAGCTTGTTGTTGTAGCGCTTGTTGTTGTGCGCCTATACCACCAAGCAAACCAAGTCTTTGCATCTGCTCACCGCCCAGCGCACCCAATAAGCCAGCTTGTTGCGCTCTTGCTTGTAATTGAAATTGCGGTGCAAATTGCGCCATTTGAGCTTGAATATCTTGACCCGCAAGTCCTGCTTGCTGTTGTAATTGAGCTTGTTGTAATGCTCTTTGCTGTGCTTGTTCTGCTCCTAAAAGACCAGCTTGTTGCTGAAGTTGAGCTTGTTGTAAAGCACGCTGTTGAGCTTGCTCTGCGCCAAATATGCCGAGCTGTTGTTGTCTTGCAATATCTGCTTCAGCAGCTCTTTGTGCTTGCTCAAATCCTGCTTGTCTTAAACCAGCAACTGTTCTAGCTGCTTGTTCTGCGTATGGTCTTGCAGCTTCTGCTTCTAATAATGCAGATCTTGAGCCACCAAAAGCTCCTGCTCTGATTGCTCTTTCTTGTGCCTGTTGTTGAGCTATATCTGCTTGTCTTTGAATATCGCCTAGCGCAACATCAATAACTTGTTGTTGATAAGGTGATTGATAAGCTGCTATATCTGCACCTAATAAACCCCTAAATTGTGGAGCTTGTACATCGCCAATTTGTGCTGCTGTAGGGGCTTGCATCCCAGCAATCGTGGGTGCTTGAAAACCTGTTAATGGTTGAATGGTTGGTGTTGGTTCTTGAGCTAATTCTTGTAAACCAGTTAAAGGATCGTATTGCATCCCTGTTTCAAACAAACCACGAGTAGCTTCAAAAGCTCTTAATTGATCTGGATTAAATCCAGCAACTAATGGGCCTGTATATGGTACAAATGGTTGACCAGCCAAGCCTTTAGCAGCCGAATATAATTCTTGCTGTTGCTGTTTTTGATATTCTGGTATCGTAACCTGAGTAGTTTGTGTGCTTTTACCTTTGCTCATAATTCTTTTCTAACCATGTATTCTTCTTCAAATCCAAGGTGCTTGATCTTTCTAAGCCACCCTTTCCTGCCACCCCCGTATAAGCGTTTGCATCCTAGTTTCTTTGCAAACAACTCTATAGATGGCAACATTTCTTCTAACTCTGTGTAATCACCACCACAAAAAAGCAAGTTTAATGCTCGTGCTTGTGGAAATGTTACCAGTTCAGTTATAAGAGCTGATCTTTTACCAGCCCATATATGAAACATTCCATGTTTTATTTTATCTTTTATATCCTCTATTGTATAGAAATCTTGATATTCTAAAGACTTTTCAATCCAATGTTGGCAACGCTCAAACTCTATTTCCCAAAGTTCTCTATCATCTTTAGGTTTTAGTTCTACTACTTTATTAGTCGCCTTTTGCATATTCAATAATACTCATGTGGATATCTAAATTACCCGCATGGTTGCCTTGTACCTTTATGATTTCTCCACCATGGATAATCAATGGATTTACTATTAAATCTGTGGTGCTGTTTGCAGTAATTACTTTGCCACTAAATAAGTTATAAGTGGTTGCATCATGCGTATTGGTTACATCAATTTGGGTTTGTTGCCCTTGATGTTCGCAAACCAAAAAAGAAATAATTACTGAAAAATTAAAATCATCGCCAGATGGTGCGGTATAAACAGTATAGTCGGTATTAGCCAAGGTAATATTAATGTGAACATTCTCGGCTCTTTGGATATATTGTCTTTGTGAGGAAAAGTCCATTATCTTTTGCCTCTAGCCTTGGTATCTATTCTTATATTACCAACTTGAAAGTCTTGGGTTGTTGAGCCTGTCACTTTCATTTGTATTTGTCTGGCTGTAAACCTTGCATCGGTATAGCCATCACTTTCAAAAGTAAAGTCGCCAAAGTCTGTTTCTGCACCTAGTGGTGTGAATTTACCTTTGAAACTAATGGTTACTCCTGGCAGAGTATTTGCTTCTTCGTCTGGAATGATTTGATTAACTTGGACTAATCTATCACCGCTACCTATTTCTATTGGGCCTGATTGACAGAATGGTACAGAGCCATTGATGTTAGGTGATGCTGAGAGTGTGCCTGATTCGTGTTGATAAACAAAACCACTAGAATCACCAGCAATAGGATAATTAAATGTGCCTTGGTCAATCCAGCATCCTCTGTCTAGTGAGCCGATAGACCAAACATTTTGTGCATAGTTCCAAATCACATATTTGTTCGGTGTGTATTGAGATGTGCCTGATGGAAAGCCCCACCATATCTCGTTAAAGTTAGAGTTGTGTCCACCCCAACAAGTTTTCTTACCTGGTATGTTTAGATTATCAAATACATAATCGTGTACTTCGCATGGTATTTCTCTGACAGCACCATCAAATACATAGAAAGCGTTTTCACCCATCCATGCTAAGAAGTTACCAGTAGATACTACAGATCTTCTACTAACGGATTTACAGTTTTGTCCAGCCTGTGCAATACCATATACAAATGGTGAGCCAGCGTAATACATTCTGTTGATTCCGTTTTCTGTAAAGATCATCACATCGGATTGATGTTTGATAGCGTATAAAGCTCTACCGCCTACAGGTACTTGTAAATCACCAGCAGTATTGGTGGCTTTAGAAGTCCAGTTCGTTCTATCTTCTCTGTTTGACCAGGCTACTAATCTTGGATCTCCGCCTGATCCTATAGCAACCAAATGTCTTTCGTTAGTTACTACGACTGCTTGGTTTCCTGTGGGTGCATTGGTTACTGCGGTTGCAATGGTGTCGGGTGTACCACCTGCGGTATCTGGTGACCATTTATAGATCTTACCATCGCCTGAAAAACAAAAGATTAAATCCTCGCCCCAGTTGTCAAAGGAGAAATGACCTGAGTCAAAGGGTAATCCAGATTGGCTTCTAGCATCTCCGTAATCTTCTGATCCGTAAGTGTATGCACCAAATCCTAGTGGATCGTTGTCTGCATCACTAACAAAACCAGTTGGGGTGATATCTGTCCAAGTGCCATCGTAAAGCACATAGACTTTTTCTCTAGTACCAACTGCTAATACTTGACCGCCATCATTATCGTTATAGGCGTACATCCCAATGGGTGCGCCATCTAATGCGGTTGGTCTTAATCTCTCCCAGCCACCTATAGGTTTTAGGTAGCCATTTTCAAAACGAACTAAATCCCCGTCAACCCAACGGCCTTTATTGGCATAATCAGTTCCGTTCTTGACTATGCCTGCGGGTGGGGTGATTGGGAATAATGCCATACATTTATGATACTAAATTTTTTATATCTAATTGATAAATTATTGCCATCTTAAGCGTTCTCAAGTGCTTCTATTCTTGCTTTTGCAGAATCTAATTCTGTTTTGAGTTCTTGTATTGCTTTCGTTAAATAGGCTGTATAACCCATATAGTCCACACCTTTACCAGTTGGGTTAGTTGTTACATCATCAGAAGCAGCAGGATCAAATTCATTACCAGTAACCAATCTTGGAATAACTTGCTCCATTTCTTGTGCGATAAAACCTGCTTTATTTACATCGCTGCCAATATAGTTATATTTTTTAGGTTGTAGTTGTGTAATTAACTCTAAAGCATTGTCTGTTATATCTGTGATGTTTTCTTTTTTATTTAAGTCTGATTGATTTGAACCATTAAAGAAATAGTTGCCTGCTCCATCAATATAAAATTGAGTTGCAGCACTAGCTCTACCTATTATTAAATTAGCTGTTCCTGAAGAACTAAGCAATCTTAAAGTGTTGCTACCTGCACTTGTACCGCCTTGCACGAAATCAACAGCGTAACCTGCATAAGCACCTGAATCTACATGTAGTTTAGAGGTTGGCGAAGTTTGCCCTATACCCACATCCTCTGAGGAATTAATAGTTATAGCAGTTGCATCAGCATTTGAAACAATACCAGCTACACCACCACTTGCAGTTGCAAAAGATAAAGTACCTGCACCATCAGTAGTTAAGACTTGACCGCTTGTACCATCGGTTACATTTAACTCTGTAATACCTACAGTGTTAGAACCTATGTTTGTGCTTAATGCTACGTTACCTGAACCATCAAAAGAAACTGCTGCTGCGGTAACATCACCAGTCAAGCTGAAGTCCCTTGCAGTTGCTAAAGCTGTAGCTGTATCTGCATTACCTGTAAGGTTTCCTGTAAGACTACCTGATACAGTTAAACCTGTAAGCGTTCCAACACTTGTAACATTGGGTTGAGCGGCAGTAGCCAGTGTGCCTGTGATAGAGGTATTAGCAGTTAAAGTTGTAAATGTACCTGCTGCTGGAGTAGTACCACCAATAACAGAGCTATCAATAACAGCTCCGTCTAGGTTCATCGCTACGGATGTACCAGTGGAGCTAAAGATCGCATCTAGATCGTCTAAGTCATCGTTTAGTTTTCCACCCCAGGTATCGGTAGATGCTCCTACCTCTGGTTTGGTTAAGTTTAAGTTAGTGGTAAATGTGTCTGCCATAAATCTCTATCCTTTAAGCTGCATCTTGTTCATCTAGTTCTGTCCATGGAGTGCTTGGATTGCTTAATGTTGTCCAAGTTGTACTTGTGGTTTGATCTGTCCATGTATCAGATGGAACAATTATATCATTCCATTTTAAACCACC